ATTACAATGTTCTTGGCCTGTGGCGACAAAGAAGAAGAACAAGATACGGCACTCGATGCTGAAGAGACGACTGAAGAAGTCTCTGAAGAGGCAGAAGACACCGCTCTCGAAGGTTCCGAAGAGGAAACTGAAGAAGAGACTGAGGAGTCAGAAGAAGGCTCTGAAGAAGGTGAAGAGTAATGACCAAAGCAGGTAAGATTGATATTAACTCTATGAAGAAGTTCGTCAACAAAAAAGTTGGACTGAACATCGCTCATGATCTTAATGAAGACAATCCTACCGAGGTCAAAGAATGGATTCCAACTGGTTCACGCTGGTTGGATTCTATCACTTGCCGAGGTGAGATGGCTGGAATTCCCGTTGGGAAGATTACTGAACTCGCCGGTTTGTCTTCGGCTGGTAAGTCTTACATGGCTTGCCAAATAGCCTCTCAAGCACAAAAGAAAGGCCATTGTGTCGTTTACTTTGATGCTGAGTCTGCTATAGATCCCAAGTTTCTAGAAAACTCGGGTATTGACACCAACAATCGCTTCTTATATATTCAAGCAGTTTCTGTTGAGAAGGTTCTAGAAACAATTGAGGATTTAATGACTGAATACTCAGAGACACAATTTCTGTTTATTTGGGACTCCATCGCAGCAACTTCTTCCGAGAAGGACCTCGAAGGAGATTTTAATCCTCAATCCTCAATGGCGGTAAAGCCTCGGATCTTTGCGAAAGCATTCCCGAAACTCACTATCCCATTGGCGAACCAGCAGTGCACTCTGTTGTTGATCAATCAACTCAAGACAAACATAACTTCAAACATTGCAGAAGCAATGACTACGCCACTTGTTGCGCCCGGAGGTAAAGCGATTGAATACTTTTGCTCGCTTCGAATCTGGTTGACAAAGCGTAAAGCGAAAGCGTCGTTTGTCACAAATAGCACTGGGCTTCGGATTGGCTCTGAAGTGAAGGTAAAGATTGAGAAGTCCCGTTTCGGATCAGAAGGTCGCACATGTGGCTTTAAGATCTTGTGGGGGAATAAGGTCGGAATTCAAGATGAAGAGTCATGGTTGGAAGCACTAAGGGCCTCAGGTTCTGATCGCTTTAAACCGGGAGCTTGGAACAAGATTTATGACGCGAAAGGAAAGGAATTCAAATTCCAGAAATCGCAATGGATCAACAAGTTACAAGAGCCAGAGTTTCGCTCTGTTGTGCTTGACATCATGGATGAGGAAATCATAAGAAAATTTGAGTCTGAAGGCAAGAACTTTGGACTTGAAGGCGAGGACGAAGAAGGTTAAATCCTGAAGTTACTCATAAACCCCTTCTCTTCGGAGTTGGGGTTTTTTTTTACCTTTTTACTTGACACACTGCTTTAAGTGTGTTATATTGTAATATACGTTGGAGGACGAATGAAAAATGTAATAATAATTGACGCGCTGAACATGTTTCTGCGTAGCTATGTGGTTAGTCCACATATGGATAAGAATGGAAACCCTGTAGGGGGCACCATTGGCTTTCTAAAGTCACTTCAGAAGGTGGCTAGGGACTTTAATGCTGACGAGGTTATTGTGGCTTGGGATGGTCATGAAGGCTCTGCACGTAAGCGTTCCATGAACAAAGACTACAAGGCAGGCCGAAAACCTGTGAGATTTAATAGAAGAATGATTGAGTTACCACCCGATCAAGAGATGGCAAACAAAGGCTATCAACAAGTAAGGCTGATGGAGTATCTCAACGAGATGCCCGTGATCCAACTTGTAGCAGACTTTACAGAGGCTGATGACATCATTGCTCACGTAATCAACCACAAGAACTACAGTGGATGGATGAAAACCATTATCTCATCTGACAAGGACTTCTTCCAGTTGTGTCGACCTGATGTTCAGATTTATCGACCAATTCAGAAAAAAATTGTTACAGAAGCATCTGTCATTGAAGAGTTCAAGATCCACCCGAAGAACTTCGCATTAGCAAGAGCAATGGCAGGAGATCCATCGGATAATTTACCAGGCATCAAGGGAGCGGGACTCAAGACGATAGCTAAACGCTTCCCTTATCTAATTCGCGAAGACGAGTATGAAGTTGGTGATATCGTAAGAGATTGTGTTATGGTTGGAAAAAAACTTAAGATTCATGAAAACATTCAAAAGGATGAGCAACTAATCAAAGAGAACTATAAGATAATGCAATTACAATATCCCAACATCAGAGCAATGAACCGTGAACTGATCACAAAAGCAGTTATCGATTTTGAACCAACATTTAATAAAATAAAGTTCACACAAATGTTGTTCGCCGATGACGCTAGTCATCTCAACTTTAACGACCTGCAATTAGTATTTCGAAGAATAAATAATTGAAAACACTTGACAACTTGATTATAATAGGTTATATTTAAGTAACTAACAAGTCTGGGAGGACAAATGAAAGAATTAGAAAATAAAGAAACATTTATGCGCTTTGGTGGAAATTTCCAAGAAAACTTATGTCAATTGATGTTTGAAGATCGACCATTTTTCGACCAAATCACAGAAGTGCTTGATGTGTCATTTTTTGAAAGAAAATACTTACAAGTTTTTGCGAAGGCATTGATTGATTATAGAGACAAGTATAACACACATCCAAACACCGAAGTAATGATTACTGTTTTGAGAACAGAGTTAAATCATCACGATAAGGCAACTCGAGATAAGGTGAGAACTTTTTTCGATAAAGTTCACAATTCAGAAGGTGTCGAAGAGGCTCCATTTATCAAAGACAAGGCGATTGACTTCTGTCGTAAGCAAATTCTAAAATCAGCCATGCTCCAATCGGCAAAGCTTCTAAAGTCATCATCATTCGAAGCTATCGAGAAACTTATTAAGGATGCGTTGGTTCTCGGAACAGACAACAACTTTGGACACGACTTTCGCAAAGATCTGCTTAAGCGTTTTGAGCTAAGATCTCGAGATCCAATCTCAACCGGATGGGCTCGAATGGATGAGATTGTTAAGGGCGGCCTTGGAAAGTCAGAGTTGGGAGTCGTTGTTGCTCCAACTGGCGCTGGCAAGTCTATGGTGCTCGTTCACCTCGCCACCCAAGCGTTACTTAAGGGAAAGACTGTTGTCTACTATACGCTCGAACTTAAAGATACCGTGGTAGGTCAACGATTCGATTGTTGTATTACCGATGTTCCACTGAATGAACACATGCAAAGACAAAAAGAAATCGTCACGAAGGTGAAAGACCTTGAAGGCACTCTAATTATCAAGGAGTATCCAACCAAATCTGCTTCCGTGTCTACCCTCAAGAATCACATTGAGAAGTTGCGGAAGAGAGGCATAGAGCCTGACATGATCTTGGTTGACTATGCTGACTTATTACGTCCGTCTCGAGCCACTGGTGAGAAGCGGCACGAATTAGAGGAGACCTACGAAGGTCTTCGTGGCCTTGCTCAATCTTATGAGATCCCTTGTTGGACTGCATCTCAAACAAACCGTGGAGGTCTCAATGCTGAAGTTATCACTATGGAAGCGATCTCTGAAGCGTTTAACAAGTGTTTCGTTGCTGACTTTATCTTTTCTCTGTCGAGAACTGTGCAAGATAAGCAAGCGAACAAAGGTCGTCTTTTCGTCGCAAAGAATAGAAACGGTCCCGATGGTCTTGTGTTTGATGCTTTCGTTGACTGGTCTGATGTTACCATCAAGGTGCTGGACAGAGATGAATCAGCAGAGAAAATGCAATCAACGTCGGATGCATTGCAGATGCTCAAAGACAAGTATGCTAAATCAGGGAAATAAATTATGAAAAAGATTATGAAAGAGTGGAAAGACTTTATCAACGAGTCCAACGAGTCCACTGGAAAATACGAACATTATTATGATGAAGGAAGTGAAATGCATGTCGCAAAGCCGTCATCTTTAAGTCTATCATCTACCCATTATAATGAGGTTGCGGGCGAATACGAACCTATTAGTCCATTATTCGATATCGAAGACAACATTCCTTCTTGGATCAATCAAATTGCAGATGATATGGCTTCGCTTAAGGTGCCGAACATAGTTGTTATGCTATGTGAACCTTACGGCGATAGTCATATCGCATCTGTGGTGGACGGAACCGAAAGTTCCGTTCCGATATTTTGTCTAAATATTGATCGCATAATGAAATATGGAAAAGGAGCACATGAGGAGATTGTTCAAGATTCAATTCTGCATGAATTAGGACATGTCTACATTAGAAATCATGGAGTAGAATACAAAGAGATCGAAGAAGAAGTGGTGGAAGATTATGCAATGTTCAGAAATAAATCTTTACTGGATGAATACATAAGCCAGCACACACAAGAACAATAGGGCAACATATTCAAATAAAGAAAAAAAATACTACAAAAATTAACAGGAGTAAGTAATGGATTTAGAGAAGAAGATTTTATCGGACATCACCGTCCACATGAAGTATGCACGATTTCTTGAAGAGGAGAATCGAAGAGAAAACTGGGACGAATTAGTTACCAGAAATATGAACATGCATATTAAAAAATTTCCTAGTTTAGAGCAGGAAATACGAGAGAACTACAAGTTTGTTTATGACAAGAAAGTTCTCCCATCAATGAGGAGTATGCAGTTCGGAGGCAAGCCAATTGAGGTTTCTCCAAACCGCATTTTCAACTGTGCTTATGCACCAGCAGATGATCCACGAGTATTTGGAGAGATCATGTTCTTGCTTCTTGGCGGCACAGGCGTTGGCTATTCAGTGCAGCGTCACCATGTAGACAACCTACCTGAGATTCGTCGTCCATCAAACAAGAGGACTCGCCGCTTTCTTATTGGAGATTCTATCGAAGGATGGGCTGATTCTGTAAAGGCTTTGATGATGTCTTACTTTAAAGGCACATCGAAGTTACGTTTTGACTTCTCAGACATCCGTCCGAAAGGTGCGAGACTAGTTACATCCGGCGGTAAGGCTCCCGGCCCACAGCCACTCAGAGAATGCTTAGTGAAGATCGAAGGAGTCTTAGATGCTAAAGAAAACGGTGACAAACTCACTCCTATTGAGGTGCATGATATCATCTGCTACATTGCGGATGCAGTTTTGGCGGGGGGTATTCGTCGTGCCGCCCTTATATCTTTATTCTCTGCTGATGACGAAGA